ATACATACGCACAGTTTTCTTATCAGCCGAACCAGATACCAACATACCTGGATACATACCCGAGTCATACTGTCTGTTGGCTTCTTGTACTGCATGTAAGTGAGTCCAAACATTGTGTCCCATTTGCAGTGTATAGCTGAAGCTATCCCATGAAGTACGACCTTCCTTGCCAATCTTATTCAAATCGCCGGGCTTGTAAATACAAACATCTTTGATTTTCAATCGTTCGCTGATAGGACTTTCCAAGAATGTATCAAATACTCGATCATTTAATACCGCATCCCTAAATTGTCTTTGGTCCAACGAATATTTTTTATCGTCCACGCTGGCCTGCATTTGATAACTCCACTTGCCACGATCCGGAGTTACCACATCATAGTAAATTTGTCCGTTGGCAGTGGCTAGGAATGGACTGGCGCAGTCAAAGCTGACAGTGAAGTTTTCGTTGTGATATTTACGAATTGCTCGTTGAACATCGGTCAGTAGAGTGGCCCATTCTAGTTTACTAGTGCCCAAGAAGTGCATCCAGTCGTGTAGACCTGGCTCTAACAGTCCGTCAAATCTCAATGCAACTAATCTGCGCAACACCAAATGAATGTCACACATATTCTGTCCGCCCATGGCCCAACCTTCAAACGGTTGACTATACTGTCGAGGATCGCAATACTTCTTCATGCGCTCATACCAGTCATCTGCTTCACCGTGATTCTCACCTTGCAGTACATTTAGAAACTTGCAATTACCATTACGATTGGCCATAAAGTAATCGTTATTGATATAAGTGCCTTGTACTGCTTCAATGTAAGTGCTGATACCAGTGGCTTTTTGACCAGCCGGGCTGCGAGCAACCCAAGCTGGAATATCAAGGATCATGCCGCGATCCATGTAAGCATCCATCCATTCCAGTACTTGCCTGCGTTTCTTACTGGCCTTGGGGCAATTAGGATCTTTCCAGTCGCCTTCCCAGACGCCCTTGCCAATTTGGAAACCGCCGCTGTCGCCCAAAATAAAAGTGTTGGCGCGATCTCGATTACGCACCATGTCATCACGACCCGGCGGCTTATTGATATCGATATCAGCGTGTCCCGCACTGTACAAACTCCATTTGTAAGTAAAGTAACCTTCTTCTTTGTTCAACCAATTGATGCCTTCGATACCGTTTTCAAATTGACTGGGCACTCGAGCAGGGTCGATATAGTTGGGATCCAAGCGTTGCTTACTTACATCTCGGCTATAAAAACTGCTGAGTGCAGGTAAAAAGACCGCATAGTCTTTTTGTTTACTGGTTAAATCGTCGTAGGTTGCCATTTTAAATATTCTTGTTTAATGCGTACCAAGTGTTTTCTTCTTGGGTCAGTGCATTTTCTAACTCAACAACTCGCGACTCTAATACATTTATTGTGGTATAGATATGCCCAGTGTCAGTGGGCTGTATTCTAGATTGTAATAATTGAATTTCCTGTGCCAATACTTGTAAAGTAGTCAGCGGGTCCTGAATCATCATTTTGTCTGTGCAGGAAGAATATAGTTGTATTCTGCAATGCCTGAATCAACAGTAATCATTGCTGCACCTTCATCACTGATCTTGAAGGTTTTGTCGCCGGGCAAACTAAGAATGCTGATAACCACAGCCACAGGCCAAGCCCATGCCTTGCTCAGTGTGCCACTGACACCAGTTTGGAACACAAAGTTACCAGCATGAGAAGAATGATCTCCGAAGAAAAACTTTAGTTCTCCGTTTTCAGTTTTGGCAAGGAATGTATTTTCTTCGCTATTGGCGCTGGCTTGAAACTTCAGCCGTTGAATGCTGTTGTTGCTTGGCACAATGTCCACATTCCACTTAACACCTTTGAACTTGACGGTCTTGAGTTTATCATTGACAATATCTGCGCTCATAAAACGATAATCGTTTTTAAAGTCGCCTGTTTTGTTTTCAAAGTGTACGCCGACTGGAACCTTGACTCCTTCTTTGTCCTGAGTGGCTGCACTAATCTCTGCGTTTTCCTTGTATTCAGGAATATTCAAAATAGTGTTTAGTTTGCCCAAATTCGGCATACCAAAGGTCCCCACAAATTCGGTTACCACGCCTTTGAATTTGGCTTGCACAATAACACTGCGATCTTCGGCCAGTGCTTCGAGCTGTGTTTCTGAGTCAGTGCCTGTGATTTTAACAAGGTCGATAACTCCAAGTCCGTGCGTGTGTTGCACGATGTCTAATAGATGGTCTTTCATGTATACTCCAATAATAAAGTTAATTGTATATGTTTTATTTAGACAAATCAAGAGTTAATGGTAACTATCTTACCTAATACCTGATGTGCTTTTACCGTTTTAAGTTCGCCGGGCTTGCGTATCTCAATCCAGTGAACTGTTTCTTCGATTGCTCTAGTGGCAACTATTTCAAACCCAAGAGACTTAGAAGTTTCCACTAACAAACTCTTGGGCATCCAACTTCTGAATCCCTGTTCCACATATTCTGCACACTGCGGCACTTCGCAGTTATTATAACTGAACATCATAGTACCACCGGGACGCAATAGTTCCATAGATTGTGTCAGCATATTTCTAGTTTCATTCAACGGAAAATAATTAAACACATTCCATGAGAATATAAATCCAAATTGATTCTTGGGTAACATGTCCATGGAGCCGTGTAAATCGGTATGGGTTTCGTCTGCTAGGTACGGACGAACTCTATTTCTATAAGTGCTGTTAAATTTTGACAGAGTTGAATCTAAAAATTCTTGATGAATGTCAATGATATAAAGCGGATCACCTGCCACAAGGTGTTCAGTCCACGCACCGTCGCCCGGGCCAATTTCTAAACAAGGATAATGCCAATCTGTGTATCCTCGTAATCTGACAACGATTTCGCTTCTGGTTTCATCACTGATGTGCAGCATTCTTCCGGCCCGTTCGGTAGTTACATCAGTACGGTTAGATCCGTAATATCCATTTATCTCATAGCCACGCGAAAGGAAATTGTCTGTTATTTCTTTTATTTCTTGGTCAATTTGAGTTATTAATTCGGGTAGTTTGCGTTCGACTTCCATGATCTGTTGGTTTGAATTGGCCAAATGAGCAATCAAATTTTGAACATTATCGCTGTAATCCGTATGCAATGGCAGATTTAACTGCTGGCTCATGTGCCCTTCTAGTATATCTAATTCTAGTTTGGCCTGAACTGCGTTAAATTTTTCAAGATTATTTCTTAGTCTTACTAAATCACTGAGTCGCATTTTTTATATCTTTTAAGTTAGTCAAGTTTACTTTACTATTATTTAGACTTGGATGATGCAACTGTTTTAAAAATTCTTCATATTCCGGATGAGAAGATTGCCAAACTGCATGACTTTTGAAGTCATTAAATGTTCCCCAGTCATTGATAGATTGAAAATTGATCTCATCAAATCCAAGCTGATCGCATAAATCTACATATTTAGACATATCTCGATAGTTTCCGGTCTGTACTACAAAATTTGCAGTCAGTGACATTTTACTATAGTTTTTTTGTTTCCACTTGGATATAAATTCACAGCTATCCAATAACTTATTCCAATCACCACCGCGTCTTATGATGTTATACACCTCTTCAGAACCTGCATCAAAACTAACTTTGAATCTTACAATGTTGTTGTGTACGCCTGCCATTTTGTGCCAGTGCGCTTTGGCCAAGATACCATTAGTAATAATTTCAATCTCCACTGGCTTGCCAGTCACATTTAATTTGGAAAGCAAATCTCTATAGATTAAACTGGCAAAAGGATCGCCGTCACTGCTTAAACTAAATTTAATCCATTGATCGTGTTGCTCAATTAATTTTACTGCGTGGTCAACAATGCGTATCCTTTGTTCATATTCGGAACCTTGATTGATAAAAATAAAATCTTTTCTACAACTGGGGCAAGTTAAATTGCAACTGGGATCGATGGCAAAATTAATCCAATTAATCGAATCGGGCTTGTGATTGATGTGCCCTTGCAAATCATTTGTTTGTAATAAACCGCAGGTATTATTATCGCAATATCGATAACTGCCGTCTATAATACTGGCTTGTATCTCTCTGGCTCTTGCAGTACGAACAATATCATCCAAACTTTCAAAATCCCAAATCTTTCCCAAACTGATTGGTAACCATGCCTGACATACACAGGGAAATACATCTCCTGCGCTGTCTATGGTAATAGTGTTAAACGGATGATAACAATATTTGCCTTTTAATTTAAGATCTTTTTCAAAATTCATATTCCGTTGAACAAAAGTCCAACTATGATCCGGGGCCACATCGTTGCTGGTCAGCGGCCGCCTATTAATATAAGCAGCATTGTTGACATTGACCAAGGTGATTATTTTACTCAAAGCTAAACAGTGTGTCAAAGGTACTATTGATGTCAGTGTTCTCGGAGATTTTCCACTCCAATACACCCAACAAGTTTTCTACCTTTTGATCAACAATGCCGGCTTCCATCAAATTGTCGTCGAATGGCAGATCTTTGAACCATTGCGGAATATGTGTTTCGTCTGTGGGATAACCCACACTGGTAAATCCCAATGGATTGTCACGCAACTTACATACCACAGTTTTCATACCATCCACAATTTGTAGACTGTAGTTGTCGCTGTGCATGCGGCGTAGACTATTCCAGTTCATGGCTGCTCGCACATGTCCTGGCATATTGGCTTTGCCTTGATCTTTTTCGGCCGCAGTATACTTGGTCAAATTATTTACACGCTTGGGTGTACCTTTTTCCCAAGCTGGTCTACTTTGAAATGCCAATTTAAATTCACGAACTTTGTCGATCACGCTGAGTCTTTCGGCTCCGGTCAACACATCAACAAGGATCTCGCTCAAGAAGTCTTGCACTACCTTGGGTGTATCACTGCGTTTAAGATCCAAACCCATGGCTTTTACTTTTCCTGGCTTGCCACCTGTGTCCAATCGTTTGCCTTCTTTGTCGATGATAAGAACTGCGTAGCGTTTCTTCTTGATAAACAGACCTTGACTGGCCACCAACTCTCGACCGCCTCTGATGACCGAACCCATGGCTCTGGGACTGTGAAACGCCTTCTCCATAAAACCCGGAAAACTTTCGTTAACTTGATCGCTGATGTTGTCGTACAGTTGAATACAGATATCATTGTTCCATTCCATACGACCTGCTTCTACATCTGCCTTGATGGCAGGCCATGCACTAAAGTACACCGAATCAGTATCACCATAGATAATACTTTCGCCCACATGATCATATTTGCCAAATATGCATTCATTGACAAAACTGTCCATGTGTTTGGCAATGGCTCGCCCAGTTAATGTGGTACTCTGACCAATACGATTGTCGTAAAATCTGCAACCAGGATTAAGAATAGCGCCATACAAACTGTTTAGATTAATCTTCTTAACCAACTGTCGTTTGTCCCAATATTCTGCTTCGCCAGTATTACCAGCGGCCTGAATTTCTTTGAGTTTGGCCTGCATTTCTTTACGCTCTGCATACCAGCGGGCCAACAATCCTGGAATGATACCTTTCTTTTCATGAGTAAAGATAGTGCCATTGGCACTTAGTGTCCAGGGCTTATTGCTGTCAAAGATAATACGCCATATGTCTGCGGCACTGATTACATCGCTGGTTCCATCTGCTTCCCAGTCAACGGTAATTTCAACACCTGCATCGCCACGCATAACTGCTTCGTATTCAAAGCTGCCAAACAATCCTTCCCAGGCAGCCGCAAAACTCGAACCTGCGGCAATCTTGTCGGCAATGAACTTGTCGGTCATCACTGGTCGCAACTGTCCTATGATTGTTTCTGGACCCATGTTGAGGGCTTGAATAGCACTGGGATAGAGCGAGTTGATATCGATTGCCCCGATGTCTTTATGGACGCCGATTTTGGGATAAGCAACATAGGCACCTGCTGCCTGAGTATCTTCTTCTGAGTCTCGACCTTTTCTGTTAGGTACGACCAATCCTTGACTGTGTGCTTCATTGATAATTGCCTGCTCCGTGGTTGCAACTGCACCCATTGTGGTCTGTAACAACACCGTGTTGTCGTGAGCAATGGTGTTGGCTAAATCTAGAAAGCGGAGTTTCTTATCCATCTTTGCCAACAAGTGAGTATCCTGTCTGTTGTACTCTAAAAACTTTTCAAAGTCTTTGTTATACAACTGGTCAAGAGTGCCTTCATAAGCAGTCTTGCGTTCATCCAATTCGTATTCGCCAATAGCGTCTAGGCTATAGCTATGGCGTTCTTCATAGGTATACTTGCGATACAATTGCATATAGTCCATATGCACTCTACCAATTAAGTCGTAGGTGCCTTTGGTTGCACCAAAGCGTTCATACTCACGAGGCTTGGGATGTTGGCCCCATAGACATAATCGTCGTGTGTCATCTTTACTCAGCACACGAGTAATGCGACCCACAGTATAGGGAATGTCGTAGCCTTCACTGTTCCAACCACTTAGAATATCTGCGTCATCAATTAAATTTAGGAAAGTATCCAGCAGGTCTTCTTCTCGTTCGAAGATAAAACAGTCGCTGTATCGTGCTGCAATTTCTTCCGCAGTTTCCCAACTCATTGATTTGGGAGGAATTGCCAGAGTGACAATCTTTTCCAACCAACTCATGTACACAGAGATTGCAGTAATCTTGTTGAATGGATCTTCTACTGGACTAAATCCACGCAGGGGATCAAAGTCTACTTCAATGTCGAAAAATGCAATGTTAAGTTTGGGCGGCTCTGCACCCAGATAATTTTCTTCAAGACAACGGAATACTGGCTTGAAATCACTTTCCCATAGGCGAGTGTCGCCATGCATTCTAATTTCTTTTTGAAACTCTTTACCGTTACGAGTAGTAAATCGAGTTACCGGAGTTCCGTAAATAGTTCTATGTTTACCTTTTGGGTCGTCATAATAAAATACATAGTTGGGCGGATATTCTCTGTATACCCGTTCGCCGTCGACTCGTTCAACTACATGGATACGATCTTTGGATCGATCGAACAGTGCGTCTACATAACTCATTAATTAATTAACATTCTGGCAAGGCCAACAGAGTCGATAGTGGTCAACAGTATATAATTAGCGAGCATTCCGAACGATTTACGAGTGTAAGCAGCCCAAGCGTACATACTACAGCCGAGAATCCACACAGGATACAGAGTAATGAGTGGAGGGTTGGGTACCGTAAGTGCCATTGTGACGCTGCACCCGATACTAATGCCCCAAGCAAATAACTCGACAACAAAGCGAAAAGGATGAGTGCGATAATCATCTCGAATCCAGTCGATTATCCCTGACAGGACATTGTTCAAAGTGTTTTACCGACTGTTTCAAGAATAGTATTCAGCTCGTCGTGATCACGATTTGTTTCGCCAAGTTTGGCTTTGTAAGCAATCTTAACAGCTTTTTTCAGTGTACCTGGTTTGATTTCCAGTTCTTCTGCAATTGCTTTGATTGTTTCGTTCAATCCCACTGTGAGATCTTCAATTTCTTGCAGTACACCCATGCCCTCGTTGACGAGTTGAGTAAGTTTAATTTTGGCTTCACCGTTGAATGTGCGGTCGTAATCTGACATAGTGTTCTCCTAAAAAGTTATTATATAGTGTTTTGTTGGCAAAGTCAATCACTGAATTCTGCCAGAAGCATGTGCGGATTTAACCAAACAACCGGTGGATAATTCGATTCATCAAATCGAACTCCATAATGTGGCCATTCGAAATGCAGTCTACTCATGGTCAGTAAATTTATATCTCTTGCTTCTTTCATTGCGGACTCGTCGATGTCGGCCGCCGAGATAATTTCTTTTATGTAAGGTTTCCAAAAAGCTGGAATATCTTCCAAGCACCATTTATAGTCTGTACCTTGACCATCAGCAGCATACAAATTTTCAGTCAGTGGATTGATGTTTACACATGTTGGATCGCGCTCGTCAAATCCGTATTTTATAATAATACCTTCTTGGAAGAATCCCGTGGGAATTTCCAAAGGAGGCGCATAATCTGCACCAATTCCAACATGGGCATAGCCATCAAAATGTCTAAATTGTTCTTTGGTTGGCACATACAATAAATTTTCTGGCAGAGTAATTGCATTCCAGTGTTCTGTCCTAAAAACAAACATATCAGGATTTTTTACTTGATCTATATACCAATCAAATAAATCTTTCTTCATTATACGGATAGCATCGTTATTTCCGGTGGAATATCTAATCCAACGACGGTCAAAGTGGATACCATTGAAATAATTTGCGGCGCGAATACTTTCAGGCCAGTGACTTGTCATGATAGTAGTATTAATTTCGGGTGTGAAATTAATACCACTTATACAATTTTTTAAAACATCAAGGTTACTGTCCATGAAGATATGATCTTCGTTGCCTGCGGGAAAAATAAGATCATCATCGATCTCATTGAATACGGCTTGCATTTCCCGCCACTGCGCGATATTATTACATCGATACCAATTAATAATTAATTTATCTTCCGGGAAAATTTTGCGTAGCCACTCTTCCATTTCTGCTTGTTGATGTGCGTGACCGTCGGCCATTTCCAAATTAAAAACAATTTTGCTAATCACAGGTAACAGAGGAACAAAACTTGCAAAGCTATAACGAGCAATGTCAAATCTGTTATCATCTCGCAAATGATAACGCGGCTGCGGGTTGGGGCGAATATCGCTTATTTTACAATTAAACCAAACAATCATAATAAATTCTCGTAGTATAAATCTAAACAGGAGTGTATTGCCTGCTCTACTTCCTTGGACACATCACAGTGTGCGTTTATCTTGTCTTCCAGCGTATAGTATTCTTGCTCCGTGAAACAATAGTGACCAGCCACAGCAATCTTAACAGAATCATCACCGTCGATGATCCACTTGCGCCATTTTCCGCTGTCCAACACACGCTGTTTAAAATAGCCAGTGTCTACATCATACTGATCAGCCAAGGCCAGCACAGTTTTAGTTTGTATAACTCCCAACTGTGGCGCAATATTACAAGCGTGAACTCCTGCTTGTTTACGCAGTGCAATCTGATTGGCAGTCAAATAGTCTGCATTGTGTTCTTTTAACTTAATGCCAGCCGACTCGGCAAACTTGGCTAATTTTTTAACCATAGGCACATCAAAACTGCCCACTTGCCTGTCTTCCATAACCAAACTGCCTGTTTGTGCTACCACAAATTGCATATTAGGAAATTGGCTGGCAAATCTAACATCGTCTTGATACTTCTTTACGCCAGCGGCAACTCCAACATTTTCTTCAGTGCCGAATTCAAATTTAATATTGGGATTTAAGTTTAAACTAAAATTAAACAGTTCATCTGCGATCTGGTACGGATTGTCGCAGCGACTGGTGTCTATATGTATGAGGTCAAATCCGTTTTCAATATCTGCAGAAATTGTGCGCTTGGTGGCTTCAACTGCTGCCCGTATGCCAAGACTCTTTTCGACATCTAGAAAATACGGGCCACAATGGTCTCTGCACAGCATTAGGTAGTCGCTGCGTAAAGGATGTATCTGCTCTGCAAATTGTTTGGTTCGCATTACATAACCACTGTTGGCATCAATTTGATTACGACTGGCAATAAACATCACTGGCCGCTGTTGATTTTTGGCGTATCGTGCCAAAACATCGTTGACTGTTGAGCTCATTGGCCCAAAACCTAGATTAAAATTCATAAGGTATTTCCATTTGTTTCATAATGTGTACGCAAGCATCCAGATATGCTCCTTCACCGCCGTTACTGGGTGTAATGTAATCCGCTGCCTGTTTGGCTTCAATTCTTGCCTGTGCTGGTGCGATTCCCAATTTGGCTGCACGAATAATCTTGGCGTCAAATATACCATCCCCCATGTAAGCAACTTCATTGAATCCGTACTGTGCCACAAAGTTGTATCGATGAGCTTCGGGCACATAATGCAATTCACATTTCATATGGTCTGCAACTCGAGATTTCAATATGTCCCACCCATGTTGATCTGCGCTGATAAAAATTAGTTTGACATGATCTCGTAATAACTTGACACCATCATGATCATAGTTGCCAAATGCTTTGAAAGGCTTTTGCCCCAGGGCATCCCAATAAATTCTGCCGTCATTTAAACAGCCGTCTATGTCTGAAATGAAATACTTAAACATAATTGAATAATTGTTTAGCCACAGCAGCAACTACCAGGCGATCGGGTTCTTGATTGGTGTAATATTTAAATTGGTGAACGAATTGCGCAATGTATATTTCAGCGCCTGAAATAGTTTTCGCACCGATCGGATTGGCTTTACGCAATAACTCAGTATCACCAATAACACAATCTATTACTGTATTGGCGTTGATATAATCCACTGGACTGTCGGCGGAATTCATACCAAC